CCACCCCAATTTCTAGTACAGGCGTACCCGCAACCGTTTGGACTGCGGGTGCTACTGTTACTGCTGGTCAGTTTGTCTTTAACAATATCTTCATATATGAAGTAACTGTTAGTGGTGTGCTTAGTTCTACAGCCCCACCCTATCCCGCTTCTGGATACACGTTTCCACCTTCTACCCCATTTACAAATGGCACAGCCACCTTGCAATATTCTGGCCCTGCGGAAATTATTCCTTATGCCACTATTGCTACTGGCACAACTTTAGACATTCTGAATGTTAATATTTATTGGGGTAATAGTCGTATTCCTCTGCGGTATCTGCCTTGGTCAAACTTCAATGCCCAATTGCGTTACTGGCAAAACTATGTTGGCAGACCTGTTTGTTTTTCTGTCTACGGACAAAACACAATTTACATAGGGCCTGTTCCTGACCAAGCGTATGTTGTTGAGATTGACTCCACCATCTTGCCTACACCTTTGTCATCTACCAACCCTAGCGTCACTGACCAAATTACTGACCCCTACACCACACCTGTAGCTTTTTATGCGGCTTACAAAGCCAAGTACAAAGAACAGAGTTATGGAGAAGCTGAGATATACAAGCAAGAGTATGCAAAGCATATCCAAGCTGTGTTGAATTCTGTGTATACCCGCAGAATTCCTGACCCCTACTCTACTTTCTAATCATGGCAGCAGCAGAGCAAAAAAAATCTTTCGCTGTCTACAAGAATTTTAAGGGTCTGAACACTAAGGCCAACAGGACAGCTATTGATGAAGAGGAATTCTCTTGGATTGAGAATGCCATGCCTATTGGTTTTGGCAACATTAAGATTGTTCCTGCTCAAGTGACAGTAAAAGATGGCGGTAATAACGCTATTTCTTTTGGTAATACAGTAACAACCCTTACAAATACCAATCTTGGATTGTTTGATTATTTATTAGCTTTTCAACAAGATGGTAGAGGTCAATACGTAATTATAGATACAGGCACTGTAGGAAATGTAGGGGTGACAGGAACTTTCTCTTCTTCCAATGTGTCTACAGCCCAGTGGAAGAATGAAGAAGTTTTTATAGGTGACCCCAATAAGGGACTTTTTTCTTGGGATGGAACTAACTTACTCAATGTTGGTGGTGTAGGTAGGATAGGCTTGACTGCTAGAGGGTCAGGTTATACCTCTGCGCCAGCAGTAACCATATCTTCTCCAAACCAATCAAATGGTACACAAGCAACAGCAGAAGCAACTATTACAGCAAATGCTGTTTCTTCTATTGAGATAGTAGAAGGTGGTAGCGGGTACACGGCAACTCCTTCAGTAACTATCTCAGGAGGCGGCGGTAGCGGTGCTAATGCTATTGCCCAACTGTTAACCTTTACCAAAGGTGCGCTGTATGTTCAAGTTACCAATGGTGGTTCTGGTTATAACCCAACATCTCCTCCCCCTGTAACTATCACGGGTGGAGGTGGCGCTAATGCCGCTGCTACTGCTATTGTGTTTGGCAACGCTGTTACTGAAGTCATCATGACAAATGTGGGCAATAACTTCACAAGTGTTCCTAGTGTCACTATAGCTGCCCCTCCTACGCCATCAGGAAATGCAAATGCTACCGTATTAGGTGTACCTAACCTAGATGAAATATCTAGTGTTTCTACTTTTTCTGGTCGTGTTTGGATTTCTACAGGTCGTACAGTTACTTATTCTTCTTCTACCAGTCCTACTGACTTCACCTCTCCTTCTGCTGGCACTGAAATTATTACTGACTCAACTTTGCGTGGCAATATTCAGCACATGGTGTCTGCCAACAACTTTCTTTACATTTTTGGTGAAGACAGTATTAACGTCTTTTCAGATGTGCGGATTACAGATACAGGGGAAACCCTGTTTACCAATACAAACGTGTCTGCCTCTGTTGGCAGTAAGCTTAAATACGCTGTTTTTCCCTATTTTCGTTCCGTATTGTTTATGAATAACTACGGGGTGTACGCCTTAGTAGGTTCAACAACAAGCAAGATTTCTGACCAACTAGATGGTATTTTCCCGTATATAGACTTCAGCAAACCTGTGACTGCGGGTCAAGCGTTACTTAACAACATTTTGTGTGCGGCTTTTAATTTTTATCTAGTGCCTACTTTTCCTATCACGACGGGGGATAGGTTTGTACAGTGCGTGTTTTTTGAGAAAAAGTGGTTTATTACTAGTCAGGGCGCATTACGATATTTGTCTTCTGCGCCTGTGGGTGGCTTGATAAACTTGTATGGCGTTACAGACATAGCACTTTTCCGCTTGTATGGAGATGCAACTGCAAATGTGTCTTCAGAGATACAGACATCTTTATCTCCAATGAAAGACCCTATCCGTACCAAACAAGCGTTAAAATTTGGCATAGAAGCAACGCTTACCACAAGTGGAACATTTAACATAACGGTAGACAGTGAGCAAGGGTCTAGTCCTGTTTACTCGCTAAACAATGGAGTGACTTGGTACAACAATTCACTTATAACAATTACTTGGCAGAACAATAGTTTTGCAACAATAGGCTGGTTGACAAGTCCAGGGTATGCCTTGTATAAGTCAGATGCCCAACAGTATGGTAAGTATTTGGGTTTGACGATGACATCTACAGACCCTGCATTTACTGTTAACACAATTGAATTTGAACATGAATTGAGAGTGAGGTTTTAAATGCCAGTTCCTTATACATTCGGTACAGCAACCGCTGCTATTCCACTGAACCAACTAGACAGTAACTTTGCTACTGCCATCACAATTGGCAATACAGCGGTTTATCTAGGAAACACAACAACCAGTATTGGGAATTTATCTCTAGCAAACGTTACTATCACTAGCGTTTCTACACCCATTACTCCCGCTCAAGGAGGAACAGGGTTAACCTCAATAACTGCTAATAACGTCATGATTGGCAATGCAACAGGTAGCGTACTACTTGTTGCGCCAGGTACTGTTGGAAATGTGCTTACTTCTACTGGTACAACATGGTCATCTTCTGCATCTGGAGGTCAAGTTTATCCTGGTGCTGGTATTGCTAACTCTACAGGTTCTGCTTGGGGAACATCTTATACAACTAACGGTTCGGGGACAGTGTTGGCGTTAGTAACAAGCCCTACTTTGGTGACTCCAGCTTTGGGTACACCATCACAAGGCGTATTATCCTCATGCACAGTTGATGGCACAAACAAAGTTGGCTATCTCAACATACCAAACTCAGGGGCTAAAACGTCAAGCTATACCCTTGTTGTAGGCGATGTGGGTAAATTTATTGAACTTGGTACTGGCGGCTCGGTTGTAGTTCCTGCTTCTGTTTTTGCGGCTGGTGATGTAATTAGTATTTTTAACAATACATCAGCATCAATTTCTTGCACTTGTTCTGCTGTTACAGATGTTTACAAAGGCGGTACAGACACAGACATCAGCTCTTTCAGTGTTACCACAAGGGGCGTAGCTACTATTCTTTTTATCACTGCTACACGAGCTGTAGTCACTGGGAACTTAGCATGAGCGGGATTATGCTTAACATTGCTGGTGCTACTTATAGTAGTGTTCCCGTTGTTGGCTCTGCGCTTGGCGGCGGCTTCTTTGCTGGACAAATTTCCACAACAGCTAATAGTGTTGCGACACATAATTTAGTTGTTGGGCCTGTATCATCTGCTCAAGGTGTTTACCAATGGAAAACAACTAATACATCTACAGCAGGCACATCATCAACTATTGATGGCCCAACCAATAGCTCAAACATGAATGATGCAACTCATCCTGCCGCACAATTTTGCGAAGGTTTGACTATTGGCGGTTTTAGTGATTGGTATATGCCAGCATCGCTTGAATTGGAAATTTGTTATTACAATTTAAAACCTACAACCCAAAATAACAGTACAAGTACAGGAACAAACGCCTATTCTGTTCCTGCAAGGGCAAGTAATTACACGACTGGCGATCCAGCACAAACATCCGCAGCAGATTTTAAAGATACAGGCGCAGAAGATTACACAACTTCTCCTTTTTCTTTCTATTGGTCTAGCACTGAATCAGGTGCTAGTTACGCAATATTTAAGGCATTTAATGGGGGCTCATCTTCTCCGTTTTTTAAAGATAATACTTCATATAGTATTAAAGTTAGAGCTGTTAGACGAGTTGCAGTTTAATTTTTAAAGAGTATAAAAATGTATATTTGCGTAACAGAAATTGATGCTGTAACTAAAATACCTTGCACAGTTGAGCCGCAGCGTACAGGGCCATCAATGCCTATTGTTAAGGGTTTAAAGATAATTTGGCAAGACAAATCAACATGGCCTGTTGAAGTGGCATCCGATGGTACATATCTAAGAGCCCCAAAATATTACGGCGCTTGTGATGACGATGCCGACACAACCATTGCTGGTGTGTTACAAGTCTTGACTGAAGCAGAGTACATCGCCGCCAAAACCGCAGAACATGAGGCTCGTAGACCTTACCCATCGTGGATTGGCTACTTTGATACGATGAGTTGGAGTGCGCCTGTAGCCAGACCTGTAGACGCAATTATGAATGGCGGCAATGTTGCATACCAGTGGGATGAAACCACAGTCAATTGGATACCACAAGCGTGAAAGAGTTTTTCTTCATCTCTGGTTTGCCAAGGTCAGGCTCAACCCTGCTATCGGCTATCTTGCGTCAGAACTCTGAGTTTTACGCAGATATATCCTCACCCGTACAGGGCTTGGTGGCATCAACTATCAATGTCATCACGGGCAGTGAAAGCAACCACTTGATAGATGAAGCTAGGCGCAAACAAATACTGAAAGACGTATTTGAGGCTTATTATAAAGTAGTCACGCCCAACACGGTTTTTGACACTAGCAGGGGTTGGACTGCCAAGACATCATTGCTGAAAGACCTCTATCCACAGACTAAGATTATTTGCTGTGTTCGTGACTTGCCTTGGATACTAGACAGCTTTGAACGCATTTTTGCCAAAAATTCTTTGTACGGTGCATATCTGACAGATGATGAATCTAGGCAGACAGTCACGACAAGGTGCGATGCTCTGATGGATGTAAAAAAAGAAGGGCAGGTTGTAAAACCTTACTACTTCTTGGAAGAAGGGTTACTTTTAAACCCCGACATGATTATGTTGGTGGAGTACGAGATGCTTTGCAAGCAACCTGAAGGCGTGATGCGTGAGTTGTACAAGTTTATTGGCAAACAGTATTTTGACCATGACTTCAAAAACGTACAGTATGAGAACGAGGTATACGACAAAGCCTTAAATATGAAAAGTCTGCACACTGTACGCAAGGAAGTTACTTGGCAAGAACGCCCATCCATCCTGCCTAAATCGGTTTGGGAGAAGTACGCAGGCAAAGACTTTTGGCGTACACCAGCACCAGACTTTGCGGTCAAGCAACTGTATAAGGTCAAGGGATGAAAATCTTAATTATGGGCTTGCCTGGTGCGGGTAAAACCACTCTTGCTACAGCTTTGGCAAGGGAACTTTCTTGCGTCCACTTCAATGCTGATGAGGTACGCAAGGAAATCAACAAAGACCTTGGCTTTAGCGTAGCTGACAGGTTAGAACACGCAAGGCGCATGGGCGTGATGTGCGACATTGCTTCCCGATACGGCGCTCATGTGATAGCTGACTTTGTTTGTCCCACCCCTGAAACACGAGAAGCCTTTGGCGCTCATTTTGTTGTTTGGGTAGACCGCATTAAAGAAAGCCGATTTGAGGACACAAACAAGCTATTTGTAC